AGGATCCTAAACTTCTTTCAGCAGATTCTGTAACAGATCTAATATAAACTAATCGTTGAAATTGATCCTCTCTTATAAGCTGGAGAGCAGCATAGACAGCAATATATGTTTTCATACTTCCTGCTGGTCCATCGACAAACCCCATTTTTGTCTTTGGATTCATTATACAGTTATAAAACTCTTGATGTTTTGGGTTAAAATAAAATGGTCTCTTAATCTTAAAACTTAATAACCAATTTTTTTGTAATGATTCTGCAAGCTCAATATCAGAGCTTACCCGGCGTGATCGCGCAGATTTAACACTCATGTATTAATATTTAGTTGAAAACCCCTTCGAAACATATATAATCTCATATATGTCAGTAGATTATGATAAAGAAACTTTGCTTGTATCTGATGATAAAGCATTTTATACATTAGAAGGAGAAGGTGAATACGTTGGTATGCCTTCTGTATTTTTTAGATTATCAATGTGTAATTTAACATGTAAAGGGTTTGCTTCTGAAGATTCTCCACATGGTTGTGATTCTTATATTTCTTGGTCTGTTAAAAATAAAATGACATTTAATGAAATATTCGAATATTTTGAAAGTAATAAACTAGTAGATAAGTTACGTGATGGAGCGATCTTTAAACTTACTGGTGGTGAACCTATGGTACAGCAAAAGCAATTGCTTAAATTTATTGAAGCGTTTATTGAAAAGTATGACTTTCACCCTGTTATTGATTTTGAAACTAATGCAACAATTAAGCCTGATGAGAGATGGGTTAAAGAGTTTCATGCTTCGTTTACTACATCTCCAAAACTTACGTCGAATGGAGATCCGGAAAATAGAACCTATAAACCTGAAGTATTAAAATGGCATAGAGAAATCGGATCTGGTTTCAAGTTCGTTATTAATTCGGATGAAGATATAAATGAAATATGGCGTAAATATGTCGATGATGACACTGTTAGAGTACCTACAAACCGTATATGGTTTATGCCTTGCTGTGGTAGTAGACAGGAGCATGTAGAGAAAGCGCCGTCTGTAGCAGAATACGCTAAAGCGATGAATGTCAACTTCTCTCCTAGGCTTCACTTATTAATATGGGATATGGCATTAAAAGTATAACGTCATATATATAGTATGAGAATTGCATTTTCCGGAACAGGTAATAGCGGTAAAACAACACTCGTAAAGAGTTTTTTATACACTTGGAAAAGCTATTCTACACCAGAAAAAACATATAGAGATCTCATACAAGAAGAAGGTTTATCACATTCCTCTGCTACAACAACAGACACGCAAGAAAAGATCCTTAACTTTATGATTGATCAGGTTCAAGGACATGATCAATCTGATAAGGTTGTATATGATAGATGCCCGCTTGATAATATTGCTTATTCTATGTGGTGTCACGATAAAGGTGTAGAAGGTTTTACAAAAGACTTTGTAACAGAGCAAATAAAGCTTATGAGAGAGTCTATGAGATTTTTAGATATTATATTTTTATGTAAATTTGATAGTAAGCAAAAAGTTGTTGATGACGGGTTTAGAGATACAGATTTAAATTTTATAAAAGAAGTAGACAACATATTCTTTTCTTTATATAGACAATATACGGAGCACCCAGAAGCAGATATATTTTTTCCAGAAAGAGATTCCCCGTGTGTAATTTTAATGCCGGACGACCCTCAAGCGAGAATTGATTTAGTTGGAGAATATGTAACTCCAGACGGTGACATGTACGGTGATGAGCATTCTATTCTTAATCCAGAAAATCTTGATGAACTAGAAAGATTAGTTAAATTACAAAAAGAGGCTAAAGAGCATGAAGATGAACAAGAACGCCTTAAGCAAAAATTTGGATTACCACCGGGCCGTGATTTTGGCGGTGCCAGTGATTACCCGTCGATAACATTATGAGCAAAATAGGAGTAGGAATAATTACGTGCAATAGACCAGAGTTCTTTAAAAAATGTAGAGAGTCTATAAATCATGAGTGGTACAATTATATTGTAGTCGTAAACGACGGTGAGGGGCCTTTGTATGATGCAAGAGCACCTATAATAAAGACAAAAGGCGGTGAAGGTGTAGGAAAGGCTAAAAATAAAGCTATAGCGCATTTATTAGAGAAGGGGTGCGACTATATTATTCTTGTAGAGGATGATATGTTATTTAAAGATAACATTTTTGAACAATATATTAAAGCTCATAAAAAAACAGGTATACATCATTTTATGTTTGCTTACCACGGCCCTGCGAATAAAGCTGGAATAAGCAAAGGTAAACCTGTACCTCGTAAAGTTATTGATTATGGTGATGTTAAAATTTCTTTAAATCAACATTGTGTGGGTGCTGTTTGTTTTTATACAAGAGAGTGCTTAGATAAAATTGGTTTATATGATGAAACATATACAAACGCATTCGAACATGTGGATCATTCATATGAATTAGCTAAAAAGAACTATAGTACACCGTATTGGTGGTGGGCTGATATTCAAAATAGTTTAGATTTTGTAGAAGAGCAGGCATGTTCAGAAGATAGCTCCGCCATTAGACCTAGAAACGATTGGCAATCAAATATTAGAGAAGCATGGGAAAAATTTACCGATAAACATGGTATTGGCCCTACATCTGTACCTGATACGGATCCAGGTGAGGTTGTTAAAATATTAAAACATATTAAAAATGAAAACAGACCTAAGTGATAAGCTTACAATTCTTATAGCAGCTAAAGCAGACAGTGAAGATAGGTTAACCAATTTAGGAATTACTTTAGATTATATTAATTTTCACTTTAACGTACCAATCATTTTAAGTGAGCAAGACACAGAGCCGAAATTAAAGCAAATTTGCGCTGAAAAAGATGTGCACTATATATTTCACGAGACGGATGAATTTTTTAATCGTCAGAGAGGTGTTAATATATGTGCGAGACAGGCCAATACACCGGTAATTGCTCATTACGATGCAGATATATTATTAAAACCTCAGCAGATAACAGGAGCAGTTAAAGCTATATTAGATAAATCTGCAGATTTAGTATACCCGTATGACGGTCGTTTTTATGATGTTCCAAGAGTTTACCATCCACAAATTATAGAAACAAAAAACTTAAATTGTGTAGACTTAGAAAGGTGTATACTGTTTAACCCTCACTCTGTAGGCGGCGTAGTAATGTTTGATAAAAAACACTACTGGGAATGCGGTGGGGCAAATGAAAACTTTAAAGGACTGGGGTATGAAGATAATGAAATAAACGGAAGATTTAAGAAGTTAGGTTCAAAAATAGCAAGGACACAGTGGCCTCTTTATCATTTAACACATGAGCGTAAAGATACCTCCTTTAATCACAACCCGCATATAGATCTAAACCAACAAGAATGTATAAGAATTAATAGTTTGTCAAAAGAAGAACTTCTTGCAGAGGTATCTAACTGGAGCTGGACGAAGTGATAACGTATTCACAGCTTGGACGACATGGTAATACCGGTAACTCAATGTTTCAATTTGCAGCATTAGTTGGAGCAAGTGTAAATACGGGTTTAGATTTTTGTGTTCCAAGACATAAGAGTTACTATGAAGCTAACTATGGTTGTTACAATAGATCAATTTTTGATGGCTTTGAGATAAACTGCCCTATTCTAAACGAGGATAATGAATCTAAATTCATTAATAAGTATGAAGAACCTCACTTTCATTTTAATTCAGATATAGAAAAAATTAAAGATTGGACAGATATCTCAGGATTTTATCAAACTGAAAAATATTTTAAACATTGTAAGCAGGAAATATTAAACTATTTCACATTTAAAACAGCAGTAAAAGCTAAAATTTACCATAGAATATACAAAGGTGTTTACCCTGATCCTAACTTATGCACTTCTATCCATATAAGAAGAGGGGATTATGTATATAAGCAAAACTATCACCCTTTGTTAGAACCTAAGTACTATAAAGAAGCGTGTAAAAAAACCAATACTGAATATTTTGTTATATTTTCCGATGATATAGATTGGTGTATTAAAACTTTTGGTAAAGATAAAAGATTAATATATTCCATCGACGAAGATCCGTTTGAAGCAATGTTTCACATGTCGTTATGCTCAAATCATATTATATGTAATTCAACATTTGGCTGGTGGGGAGCATGGTTAGGTGAGATGGCATCTCCAAAAAAAGAGAATATAATAATTGCACCAAATACATGGTTTGGATCAGCTCATTCTATGCATGATTCAAAAGATATTGTTCCAGATAGGTGGGTAAAAAATTAGAACAGCGTATATAGTTATGACTCAAAAAATATATTTACAAGACACGGCTTTTGCACATTGCGAATTCTCAAACAACCCTTTACCGATAAAGCAAAGAACAGATAAAATAGAATGGATTCGTGATAATTCCTTTACACCGGATGATCTAGTTGTATGGACTGATATTGATATTGATAAATCGTTTCAGCGACCCGGTAAGAATACTAGAAACATTGCCTGGCTTGTTGAAGCGGAACCATACCACCCTCTAATTTATAAATTTGTTCTAGAACACCATGATAAGTTTGAGGCTATCTGGACACATGATAAAGAACTTTTAGAGGCCGCGCCTAATGCTGTTAAACTACCATTCGGTGGGTGTTGGATTGATACATTTGATTGGGGTATACATCCAAAAACAAAAGATTTCTCTATTATTGCCTCGGCGCATAGACATCTCCCCGGTCATAGATTGAGACATGAAATTATTGCTGGAGCCGGAGGTCGTATAGATCTATTTGGAGGCGGATATAATCCGATAGATGATAAAATTGATGGGCTAAGAGATTACAGATATTCTTTCTGCATAGAAAACTTTAAACGAGATTACTGGTTTACAGAAAAACTAATCGACTGTTTTGTAACAGGTACAGTTCCTATATACTGGGGATGCCCGTCTATTGGAGACTTTTTTAACGTCGACGGTATATTAAGTTTTAATACTATAAATGAATTACCAGCGCTACTTAAGCAATGTACACCTGAATATTATGAATCTATTTTACCAGCTCTTAAGGATAATCTCGAAGCATCAAAACCATATAGACTAGCTGAAGAAAGAATTCCAGATATATTATGAATATAAAAACTCCAATTAAACTTGTATCCGATACAATCGATAAAAATGATATTAATGACTTAGTACAGTGGCTAACCCAACCAGACATACCGCGACTTACTAAAGGCGACCTAACATTACAGTTTGAAGAAGAGTTTTCCAATAAGATTGGAACAAAACACTCTATATATGTTAATTCAGGTTCATCTGCTATTCTTTTGGGATTAGCTGCATTAAAATATAGTAATCTCTTAAAAAATAGTAAGTTAGTAGTTTCAAACTTAAGCTGGTCAACAGATGTTACAACACCGGTGCTATTAGACTATCAGACAACTTTAATTGATTGTAATCTAGAGGATCTCTCAGTTGATTTAGAGCAATTAGAACATGTATTTAAAACGCAAAATCCAGCAGCGTTTATTTTAGTATCAGTTTTAGGTTTAGTACCTAAGATGAAAGAGATAATTAATCTTTGTGAGAAATACGATGTAATTTTAATTGAAGATGTGTGTGAAAGTTTAGGTTCAACATATCAAAGCCGCATGCTTGGCAGCTTTGGAGAGATGTCATTCTTTTCTTTCTATTTTGGACATCATATATCCACTATTGAAGGTGGTATGGTGTGCACAAGTAACTCATCTCTTAATGATATTTTATTAAGTATGAGAAGTCATGGTTGGGATAGAGACCTTAATAAAGAAAGTCAATTAAAATGGCGCGACGAGTGGGATATTGACGACTTTAGAGCTCAATATACCTTTTATTACCCGGGAATGAATTTAAGAAGTACCGATCTTCAGGCCTTTATAGGACTTAATCAAATAAAAAAAATTGATACATTTAGTAAAAAGCGTCATTTAAACTTTTTAAAATATAGAGACTTGTTACTAGATGATAATATTCTAACTCTCAAAGAAAGGGAAGGTGATTTTATTTCTAGCTTCTGCTTTCCTGTAATTAATAAAAATAAAAGCAGCATTGTAAAGCGACTAGTAGAAAATAAAATCGAAACTAGACCATTGATTGCTGGATCTATAAGTAAAAATCCATTTTGGGAAAAGTATGCAAAAAAGTCTACATGTTTACCAACCCCTAATTGTAATTTAATTGATGAATTTGGTTTTTATATACCTAATCATCAAGATCTTACAGATCAAGATATTATAAAAGTTGTTAAAATAATTTCCGCAGATAAATAGATTGCATATGAAAAGAGCTTTAATTACTGGTATTAATGGACAAGACGGTTCATATTTAGCGGAGTTTTTATTAGAAAAAGGTTATGAAGTATGGGGTATTTTAAGAAGAAACTCAAACCCTGAATCGCAAACTTCGCGAATACAGCATATTTTTAAAGACATTAAACTAGTATATGGCGATCTAACCGATATATCTTCTTTAAACAGTATTATACATCAATGTAGACCACAAGAAATCTATAATTTAGCTGCGCAATCACATGTTAGAATTAGTTTTGACATGCCGATTTTTACGGCAAATGTAACTGGACTAGGAACTCTAAATCTATTAGAAGCAGTCAGGTTAAACGATCCAACAATTAAGGTATATCAAGCATCTTCTAGTGAGATGTTTGGAAATAGTATTGATAGTGACGGTTATCAAAGAGAAACCACTCCGTTGATTCCAGTTTCACCATATGGCTGTTCAAAGGTTTTTTCATATAACATATGTAATAACTATAAAAATAGCTACAAAATGTTTATTAGTAATGGTATATTGTTTAATCATGAAAGCCCAAGAAGAGGTTTAAATTTTGTAACAAATAAAGTAGTAAAGGGAGCAGTTGATATAAAAAGAGGAAAAGCAGATAGCCTAGCTCTAGGTAATCTAGAAGCAACACGTGACTGGGGTCACGCAAAAGATTATGTAAAGGCAATGTGGATGATGTTGCAGCACGATAAGCCTGATAATTTTGTATGTTCTACGGGTGTATCACATTCAGTTAAAGATTTAGTTAACTATGTGTTTAGTCAGCTCGACATGAACTATAAGGATTTCATTACCCAAGATGAAAAATTCTTAAGACCAGAAGAGCTTACAGATCTAAAAGGAGACTCTACAAAATTAAGAACTACCTTAGACTGGGAGCCAGATTATACATTTGAGACAATGATAGATGAAATGGTTGAGTATTGGTTAACTCATGAATAAAATATTAGTTACAGGAGGCTCTGGGCAAGTAGGAAAAGAATTAAAGAATATTCTTCCAGACGCAACATATATATCTTCAAACGAATATGATCTTACAACAGAAGAAGGCGTACAGGACCTTTTTATGTTTAGCAATTTTCACACTATTATACACTTAGCAGCAAAAGTAGGCGGTATTATTGATAACATTAACAACCCATGTGATTATTATGCAGATAATGTCTTAATGAATACTCTAATGGTTAATTATGCTGTAAAGTATAATGTTGAGAGATTTATAGGTGTTTTGAGCACGTGCATTTACCCTGATAAAGTAGAATCCTATCCTATGAAGGAGTCAACACTACATGCAGGTCCCCCGACCCCGACGAATTTTTCATATGGTATATCAAAACGCGCTATGGCTGTACACATTGATGCTGTAAACAAGCAGTATAACAAACAATATTGTTACGTCATACCAAGTAACCTATATGGTATACATGATAAATTCGATGAGAGAAGTCACTTTGTAGCTGCATTAGTTAAAAAAATTTATGAAGCAAATAAAGCCGGTAAAGATAGTATAACATTATTTGGTTCCGGAACTCCATTACGTCAATTTATGAACGCTAGGGATCTTGCTGTTGTTTTAAAGAGGATGGTCGTTGAAGATGTAACTGAAAGTTTTAATGTAGCCAGTAAAGATAATTTAAGTATTAATGACATTGCAAGAATTGCATTAAAGGCTTGTAACTGCGAACATATGTCTATAAAGTATGATACTTCAAAGCCAGATGGACAATACAGGAAAGATGTATCAACGGAAAAAATGAACTCTATTTTTTCTGACCTAAGATTTATACAGCTTGAAGAAGGCATTAAAGAGGTATATAATACGCTTGATTATTGATCATAATATTTTACAATATAATATGGTTATTAAACAAGGTGTATATGATGGAAACTTTATTCATAATAGATTTGCTTATGAGCAATTTAGAAAAAATGTATCTTCGTGTGGCAATATTGTAGCTTTTAGAGCTCCGATGTACGTTAAGGATGCATTAATTGATTTAGAGGATACGCTGAGTAACGACTTTATTCATAGCCAAGATTCTATTAATTTTTGTTGGGAAATTCCTGGTTTATGTCCCTTGGGTGCTGTGTCCTTTCAAAGACTTTTTAATACCTCTATTGCTAATATACTTTCGCAATTTATTAATAAAGGCATTATCGTTGATGGTGATGATTTAATGGTGCAAGATGAGTTTATTGGTAACGATGATAAGGTAAGAAGTGAGGGTAAAGTAAGTGTATCTATTACATATTCAAAAGAAAATGTTGCTTTAGGTCATACTGGTATTAATATTATAGCTGGTGATAAAGCACCGCCTTTTGCCTACTCATCTAATCTTACTGATAACCAAGCCAACGAATTTATGAATGTAGTAATTGAACATTTTAATACTGAGGTAAAAGATCAATTCGTTGCTACAACAAAAATTTTAGTTTAATGCAAATAATATATAACGATGTTGCGGATCATTTTTGCGAGTGGGTTTATATACAGGAAGTTTTAAAGTATTTAAAACCAAAACTTTCTGATGAATATGTATTACATATTGCGTGCTTGAGTCAAGAGTGTAGTAATTATAAAAATATAAAATTTATACCTGGTAAAAAAAATATTATTATAGGTACATCTGATGAATATATGGAAGATGTACAGCCGCACTATATAGATAAATCTGTAGCTATTTTTAAACAATATTTAGTTCCGCATCAAGAGATTAATAATGTTTATTCCCTACCCTTAGGCTATAATCAAAAATATGTTTCTTTTAAAAATAAGACTATAAATGATAGAGCTGTAGATGTATTTTTTTCAGGTCACATGCATTCAAAACTTAGAAAGACAAGTTTGTTACCGATAATACAGTATTTTAAAAATTTACCAAAAGATAAACGGCCAAAACTTGACATTAACATTAGTCGTGGATTTAATATGGGTCTTAAGGGTGATGAATATTCAAAAAGATTACATAATAGTAAGATTGCTATTTGCCCGCATGGTAATGTAAGTGTAGAAACGTTTAGACACTATGAAGCCATAAGAAGTGGTTGTGTTGTTGTTTCACCATCTCTTCCAAATACAGAGATTTATAAAAATAGTCGCGTTGTACAGGTTAAAAATTGGCATACAGATACTGGCCCAATTATTATGGAGTTATTACAAGATAGTGATAAATTAACAAGTATACAGCAAGGTATACGAGATGATTGGAATAATACTCTTTGTGAACGCGCAGCTGCTAATAGAATTTTAAGCAAATTACAACAATGAACTTTTTTCAACTTCAAAATAAATTATTTTACTCAAAAAAAACCGAAGCAGGTGAGTTAGATGCTGAAGGCGAACAAGCGTTTGTACCGTTTCTGTTTAACCGATGGTTGTCTTTTTATAATAATGACATGTGTGTTTTTACTAACGAAACACTTAACAAATTTAGTACCATATTTGAAAATAAACAAGACACATATAAATTATATTATAATATTATTCCGCGACTAAAATGGCAAAAGATAAAGTATATTAAAAAGAAAAAGAAGGAAGAAGAGAGCGAAATAAATTTAGCATTAATTGCAAAAAATAAAAACATTTCTATTAGAGAATTAAAACAATATTTAAATGAGTAGAGCAATAGTAACAGGTGGAGCTGGGTTTATAGGGTCTAATTTAGTAGATTCTATTTTACCTCTTTATGATGAAGTAATAGTAATTGATAATGAATCGAGTGATGCTAATGAACAATTTTACTGGAATGATAAATGTACAAATTATAAATTTGATATTTGTGATTATGAAAGTATAAGACCTTTGTTTAATGATGTTGAAGTTGTATTTCATTTAGCGGCAGAAGCTCGAATTCAACCAGCTGTTAAAAATCCTATTTTAGCTGCTAAAACAAATGTAGTTGGAACCTGCACAGTTTTACAATGCGCGAGAGAAGCTAACGTTAAAAGAGTAATTTATAGTTCTACATCTTCTGGGTATGGCTTAAAGAATGATGTACCTCTAAATGAAGAAATGCCGGATGATTGTCTAAACCCATATTCTGTTACTAAAGTTTCAGGTGAAAAATTATGTAAAATGTATACGGATTTATTTGGATTAGAAACAGTTACATTTAGATATTTTAATGTTTATGGAGAAAGACAACCAATTAAAGGTCAATATGCTCCCGTGATTGGTATCTTTATTAGGCAGCGTGATAGCGGCGAGTCTATGACTATTGTTGGTGATGGAAAACAGAAACGTGACTTTACTCACGTTAGTGATGTTGTTACCGCAAATGTTCTTGCATCTGTTTTAGAAAATAAGGAAGCTGTAGGAAAGGTTTTGAATATAGGCACCGGTATTAATCATAGTATACTAGAAATAGCAAAACTAATAGGCGATAATTATACGTTTATCGAATCTAGATTAGGCGAAGCACAAGAAACATTAGCTAACACTGACAGAGCTAAAGAGATGCTCGGCTGGACACCTTCTGTTAAACTAGAAGATTGGTTGAAAGAAAATTCCTAAATGATTAAAATAGGTATAGTAGGCCATGGTTTTGTTGGTAAGGCTGTTGATTATGGATTTAGTAATAACGTGGAAAAGATTTTAATTGATCCAAATTACAACACCACATGTAGTGAGCTACAATCATTTGATCCTGATGTAGTATTCGTTTGTGCACCAACACCAATGGGTGATAATGGGGGTATAAACGCTTCAATAGTTCTCGAATGTTGCAACGAAATAAATAAATTTACTAATGCTTTAATAGTTCTTAAGTCAACAGTTACACCTGATATAGTTAAGAAGTTATCAGTTTTATATAATAAGTTCGTTTATAATCCTGAATTTTTAACTGAAAAAAATGCTAATGAAGATTTCGTAAATCAGTTTATGTTAGTCTTAGGTGGGAAGCCAGAAAGCACTCATGCTCTTTTAAAGATTTATAATAACCATAGTATTTGTAGACCGTGTCCTGTTTTTCATATGACTGCACAAGAAGCTTCATTTGTAAAATATGGTATAAACACGTTTTTAGCCACAAAAGTTACATTCTTCAATCAGTTGTATGATATCGTTAAGGATAATGATGCAAACTTTAATAATATTATTAGTGCTATAGGATCCGATCCACGTATTACACATTCACATACAACTGTACCAGGTTTTGATAATAAGAGGGGGTATGGCGGTGCATGCTTCCCAAAAGATACAACAGCATTTGATACTTTTGCAAAAACGTTTACTCTACTCTCTAATACCATATCTATTAATACCGAGTATAGAAAAAATTATAAATTAGATAAAAGAGAGATGGAGCAAAACATAACGTTTAAAGAGGTTGGAAAAAAACCATAAAGCTAGTAAATAGCTGTATGGCAATGGCAAGTATTGATAATTTAGCTCCTACTAAAAGTCTTATAGATTTAACCACCAAAGATAAAGGTGATTTTGGCTTAGAGGAATATGATCTAACCTTTCTTTTTGATGATATTCTGTTAATTGAATATGTTGATTTAGCTGAGGATGGTAACACTGGTGACGCAGTAGAGAGAAACGGAATTCTTATACCAACAAATACACTTACTAGGGCATGGAGAAAAGGGAAGGTAATTTTATCTGGACCAGATACTAAGTACGCTAAAGAAGGAGATGTTGTTCTTTTCCCAAATAACATGGGTGTTACAATATCGGGTGTTACTATACCTGATAAAGGTGTGGTAACTAAGGGCGTTTTCTTAAATGAAGAGCGTATGTTTGGAATTTGTAAACCGAAGAATGATAATACAAAAAGCAGCTCTTGATTCCCTTTTATTGGATAATGTTTGTGAGATAAGATTCGCTCGTAGAATAGTTAAACCTGGACAAGCAGCTACGAGAAGAATGCTTTGCACAAAATCACTATCTTTACTTAACTCTGTTAATGGTAGAATATCACTAAATTACTTTCCTCCTAAAGGACCTCCAAAGCCTTATCTTGGACCAGATCATTTAGCCGTCGCGTGGGATATATTAATGCAAGATTATAGAAACATTAATATGAACCAATGCGACTTAATACAAGAAATACCTGCTAATGACGATTTTTGGGTTTATTTTAATGAGAATATATACCCAATGTCAGCAGCACAAAAAAGAAATTTTATGAACTCATGAATGTTAATCTCGAAAAAGTAACTGAATTTTTAAAACCATTTTTATTACAAGATATAATTATAAAAACTGATAAAAAGGTTCTTAAACGAGGTAAATTAAAAATTTTCCAAGTAAAACAATACTATATCAACCTCACGTTGGAGTTTAATAACGCAGATAAGTCGTATGAAATACCTTACCCGTATAAAACAAGTTATCATAATAATATAGGTATACTAAATTATCATTTAAGCTCCTTTGTACCGTTAAAGCAAATTAATAAAGTTAAGTGTTTGGATAGTTCATCAAAATCTAAGCTATATAACAACCTGGTGTATATATTGACTTCCGAAGATGACATTATATAATTAAGTGTGATTGGCGGGTTGTTAAAAAGTTTTCCTAGTGGCTATATTCCTAATTCTTCACAGGTAAAGCTGCTAAAAAATATTGATCAAGCATTTAATGATGGTTATAAATTTGTAGTGTGTAATGCGCCTACGGGTTCAGGAAAAAGCTTTATATCAAAGACACTTGCAAACGCGTCTAGAGAATCAACAGAAGATTTTAAGGACCTAATAACATCGTACGTTGCATTTAAAATGGATCAATCTGGGATGTATACACACGAGCATGAGTGTGAGGCTGAACTACCTGCAGGTACATTTGCACTTACTATAACTAAAGCTTTACAGGATCAATATAAAGGACTGTTTAAAGATACAACAATATTAAAAGGTAAAAGTAATTACATTAGTACAATTGATTCTAATATTGATGTTGAGTTAGAATCATTAATTATACCTAAAAATATATTAGAAGATCATAGAAGGAGCCATAAGTGCCCGTATCATAACGATCGTAGAGATGCTTTAACAAATAAGTTTGCTGCTCTAAACTATAATATGTTTTTTTCTCTTCCTAATCATGTTAAAAAAAGACAATATTTAATTTGTGACGAAGCTGCTGAATTAGAAGATCAATTAGTAAAAGAATTTTCTTGTAACATTAATTTTGAAATGTTGAGTAAAATGGATATTGTAGTAAGACCGTTTTACTCTAAAAATACTGCAAATGTTATAAAATGGATTAATAATCTTTTACTAGATTTAAGTGATAAAGTTGAAGAGTTACGCGATACACTTAATAATATTAATACTAATAATAAAAAGTTTCTTGTTGAGACAAGAAGACAATTAGTCGGTGTACGCAATCTTCATTCTAAACTTTCATTGATTATTGAAACTTGGAATGAAAGTGAGTATTTGTTTGAAACGAGTAAAGAGGGAATTACCTTTATGCCGTTAAAAGTAAATAAACTCTCAAATCATTTATTTAAATATGCAGATAAGGTAGTGTTAATGTCGGCTACAATAATTGACCCAGCTAACTTTTGTAAGAGTTTAGGTATAGATAAATTTAAATATGTTGAAGCTGAATCTACATTTGATCCTAGTAATTCACCTATTATGTGTAATACTAAGCTTAAGTTAAACTATCATAACTTAAAGCGTAACTTACCGAAAATCGCTGATCAAATAAAACAAATCTGTGAACATCATAAAGATGAAAAAGGTATAATACATACACATAATAATACAATTACATCATTTTTGTCAAATAGATT